GAGCGTAAACTTGTCGCCTGTTGCTGGTGCATGATCCTGCGAAGGGTATACCTCTACTCCTGAAGTAATAGTTTTTAACTTGAAAGTATTTGCTTCATCATTAAAAGTTACAATCTCAAATGTGATACCCATTAAGTCACCGCTCAAGAATATCAACTTCGCCGTGGTTCCTGATATCAATTGTGCATTTACATCAAAACCTATTAACGGGCAGGTGATGGTTAACTTATCTGTGGATACGTCACCTACTATTCCTGTAAATCGTGGATATATCCCTTCAAAAACAATCTTTTTTTCGACTACTTTATTATATTCTGATCTGTTCTCTAAATAATGTGACCCGTCTGAATTCGTAAATATCAAACGGCTTTCGCCTCCCCGGTAATCGGTCGGAATATTCCGGGTCGATCCAAATACAAAAGCTCGTGTTGCAGTGTTTTGATCATCAACGGATTCTCTTGAAAGTTCATAGAGACCTTTGTTTTTCCCTAATTCAAACGTTAATGCAGTGGCGTTTGAGACTCGATCTAAAATATTTATTTGCTTATTATTAATACTCCATTCAGCTGCAAATTCTTTAGCTAACGTATCAAGTAACTCTTTCCCGTTTTGCCCGTCACAGTAAATATTATGCCATCCAGAATCTAAAACCGAGACAGTCCCTTTTGTCCATCCTGTATCAACGACATTGATATTCGCAATTATCAAATCTACAAAGTCAGAGCAACTACCGGTAAGGTAGAATTCCGACTTTCCATTGAGTTGTATTAATTTATCAAGAAGACGGTAGGCAGGGCTTTCGAACTGTACCTCATACTGATATTCGACTGCGGAGGCCTTTCTGAATTTGATAGGTCTGTTTACTTCGTAGCTGACCCCTTTCCACATCGTATAGTCACCCACTCTGATATCAAGAATTGAAGACGTGGTCACATTTGCCGTGATCAGATCTTCACCCATGATCTTCTTCGATAGCTCCGTATTGGTGTCTACCGTTAGGTCGTATAATAAGACTGCGTTTCTGTATATTATCATGGCTGTCTGAACACTAAAGTGAAGTGGCAATTGTATTCCGTTATGCCTGAAACATTAAATCCGCTCTTCAGATAAACATTAGCAGTAGCCCCGTCTGGAAATGCTAAAACCTTTAGTCCAGGTAAAACTAAAAGTCCGTGTAAACGCCCCATTTTATTTGTCAGGTCTGAAATGTTTGAGCCTAACATCGTACAGTTAATACTTATGTCTTTTGGTTGTCTGTATGTTGAATTCATATAAAAAGCCGTAGTGTTCACCTCTATTCTGGCAGGTACACTAAGTCTTTCACTTAATGAATTGACAGTAATCCCAAAATCAGATTTGAAGTTATACCCTGCAATCTTGTAACCTGTTCCTGCCGTTACTATGCCCGGAGCTACAGGAAATAATACAACTGGTTGCCTGAATTTAATTTCAATCGTTATGATCGTATCACTTAATTCTGATACCTGCATTTCTGCTGACATGTAAACCTGAAATATTCCTACACGTGTTTCAAAACTCAAACTACCTGATTGACATAGCGTGATCAATCCATTCAGATTTGTGAGTAGTAGGGTTCTGGTAGTTGCCCTCATGAGTCCTCTGAATGCAATGTCCCTACCGTCAAAAACTAAATCTGCTGCTGCAACAAAGAGTTCTGTTTCGGTTCCCCAGTTATGCTCTGTAGTTCCTTTTCGGTTCGGAAAGTCAAACACGCCGGATGTAGCCAATGACTGACCACTAATCTGAATCGGAGTGATTCCGAACGTCGCTAAATCTATGTTGTTTATTTTATACATTAGAATCGGCTTGCTGTTTTGGTCACTGCCTGATCAATACTTTTAAGGCTTATTTCCATTGCGGACAATCTGTCTGTGTTGTCTGCTGTTCGTAGCGTATTAGCTGCAATATTGAGTAGATACCCTGACGACGCTTTACTTAAATTCAAAGTCTCCCTTATATCAAGGGCTGTTCTATTCCATAATCCCACTAATTCATTTGCTGTATCTTCGGTGATCGAGGCAGATATTTTGCCGGACGTTGCCGTTGAAGAGGTGGATGCCGGATCAAGTCCAATTGCCTTGTAGGCATTGTCTCTGAGGTTTATTCCTGTCTGGCCAATAGCTGTATATTCTGCCTGTAAGTCTGTCTTTTCTTTGTCAGTAAGAATCCCGTCTGACATTGCAGTTGTGAAGTCTACATACCATTGCTTCATCAAAGGATCTAATTGTCCTGCAATTAAGGCATTGACAATAGCATTGCGCATGTACTGCTCAAAGTTATCTGCAATATCGGCCATTGTTGTGTCAGCACTAAGTAATAGGCTTTTCAATGAGCTTTTTGCATCATCAAAAGACAGGTCAGTCAGAGCCTTGCCTAATGCTTTTGTGGTATCATCAATTGCGCCTTTACTGTCAATGATGGTCTGAAGATAAGCCCTTGTCTGATCGTCAATCTTTGCCCAAGCTCCAGGGACTTCTTCTTTAATCTGCTCCAATTGCGCCGGGGTCATCGTGAACAATTGGCCTATTCCTCCATTTGAATCAGAGAAATTGACTCCAATAGCTGCTAATTGGCTTTTATATTCATCCAATGATACTTGCAAGTTATGACCCACTGAATGTGAGTGAGCCGCTCTGGAGTCGAGATATTCAAGCCCTAATTTCCTTGTCGCTTCAATTTGCTTGTTGATTAATTCGGTGGCCTTTTCAGCCTCTGATACTGCTGCACTACCCGAAAATTCAGCGATTAAGGCTTTATGAACTGCTATAACATCCTTCATGGTGGCCATCAGGTCATCGTAGTAATCAATGACACCTTGTGATAACACTTTGCTTCCATCCCCGAATAGTGCAGTACCAACACTGATCACGCCAGCGAGGGCTTTTACCCCACCGGAGATCATACTTACAACATCCCCTGTGGCCATACCTTTTGCGAATGTGGAGGCTCCATCAAGCATTTGACCTGCACCGTCAAGTGCTTTGCTTACATTTTTATCAACGCTAATCCCTAAATCTCCAAGGGCGCTCACAACGTCTCTACTTGCACCTATAAGCTGCTGGCCTTTATTTGCAACATCTTCCACGTCTTTACTTATGCGGGTCAGCGACTCCTTCTTTTTCTTCTCTGCATCTGTAAGATTTGCGGTGGCGTCTGCAAGATCTTGGGTAGTTGCTCCGCCAAATTTGGTTAAGTCGTTAAGATAGCTTTGCGCCTCTGCTACTTTAACACAGGCATCTTTATAATCGTTATACCCACTGATCAGCTCCTTTATTGGGGTTCTATTGGAAATGGCATCGTTGAGTTTATTAAAGGATTCGGTAACGGTTTTTAAATCCTCTTTCGAAATACTATTGCCGGCACTCGACAAGTATTGTTTCACTTTGGCTCGAAACTCATTTAGTGCAGTCGTTGATACGTTGTCTAAGTCGCCAAATATTGCAGCCCAATCGATGCTTTTTTGGAAATCTTCAAGCGATAGTTTTGAAGAAGCATTTTTCCAGTCTTCTTCAAGTTTAGCGATTGCCTTGTTTTTCCCTTCTCCCTCTGGCAATGACTGTAAAGCTAACAGATCAGCATTATATTTCTTGTCAATGGCTTCCTTTTTCGCTGTGAAATCTTGGTATTGATCAAGTAAATCTTTAATCAGCTTTGCACTTTGCGCTGTGCTAACAATGCCGTAGGTGTCTGTCTGGTCTGTAAGCCTTTTTTTGTTTTCTGGTGTAAGATCAGATGCAGTTTTTGTGGCAGGCGTAAAAACTCCTATCTTACCCGATTGGTCCCACTTGTCCCGTTCTAACTTCTGTTGTTCCTCAATAAGTTGTTGTGTGATCTTTGCTTCTGCCGTTTTTTCCTTTTCGCCATTAAGTTTAAGCTGCTCCTGGCTTTTTAAGAAACCATCCTCTTTAATATTCAGTAGTGCCTGTTGATTTTCCTGTGCTGCTGATTGCAATTCCAGACCTGACTTTATTTCGTCATTGGTCACCTTTAATTTTGCGTCCGCAATTTCCTGTGCGCTTTTCTTCTCCTTTGCTACATTTTTATCACTTATGCCTAATTGTTCTTTCAGTCCTTTTATTTTAGCCTCCTGATCAGAGATAGCAGTTAGTGGAGCTTTGTCAACGCCTACTTTATATTCTTTTGTCTGAAGAGATACCAGCTCCTTCTCTGCTGAAACTAAATCTTTACGCAATTGTAACCTTTGTTGATCAGCTGTGATAAAGGTGTCTTTCTTTACTGTTGTAGCTGCTGCCTTTTCAGCAACATTGAAGGCAGTAGTTGCAGCCAAAGTTTCATCTTTCCAACCTTCGAGTGCTCTTTCTGCTTCTCCTCGTGCTTCTCCAATCTTCCCGACGGAAGTACTCCAAATAGAGCTTTTCTTCGTCACTTCCTCCTGCAATTTTCGCATGTAGACATCAAAGTCATCTTCTGCCTTCTTACGTGCCTCTGGGTCAATAGACAGTTTGATATTAGCAATTAGAGGAGCAATTTCCTGACCAACATTCGCAGCTCTATCTGCTCCCAATGAACCCTTTACGGCTTCTTTGACATTGGTAACAGCGGCAGTAATTCTTGGATCATACTTCTGTATAATGTCGCCTAATGCCTCATTTTTAACCTTTAGCCTTATATTTTCTTCAATCCCTTTATTAACTGCATCCTGTGCTTCTGATTGGTTTTTTGTGCCAATAAGTTCTTTTTGCTGTTCGGTCAAATAATCTCCATACTGACTAAGAATCGCGTCCTTTGCTTTTTTCCAGGCATCAGTTCCTTTTGCTGCATGGTTTAATTCTGCAAAAAGTTCAATAGCCTTGTCTTTTTCAATATCAATTTCACCGTTTGACTTGTTAATGGCCTTGGTAAGATCAGATTGATAATTATACCACTTGTACAACCCATAACAGATAGCCCCAATAGCCGCTGCCATTAGCACATAGGGATTATTGAGCATTGTGGCATTGAGAAGCTTTTGAGCTGCTGCCCCTAATTCCTTGGCCTTGGTTGCCATTATTTCTGCCCCCGTTGTTTCCACTGTTGCAAGGGCAAGCTCTCTTTGAACCGCTACACCTTGAAGTCTTGCAACTTCAGCAGCCGTCTCACCTGCAACTACGGCTTCAGTTGTAATTCGTGTATTGATAACCGATTCAGCTGTAATTTCTTTTTCGACTATTGCATTGGCTTTTTTTGCAGCTATCCTTGCTTCTTCAACACCTTTTAATTCAGTTTGTAATATTATTTGTTGCTCCGTTGCGGTCATTGTTCCGGCCAATACAGCGGCGTTTGTCTCTTCAACAGTAATAGCATAAGCTCTTTCAAGGGCTATCAAGTCTGCTGTCAGAACCATGCTCGCGTCTTTTGCTGCCATTGTTACAGCATTGGCGGCGGCTCTTTCTGCTTCATTCGATAGCATTAAATCTGTTGCTTCTTTTTCTGCCAATGAAGTTTTTACGGCGGCTGCTGTGGCTGCATCTTGTGCGATAGCTTCCTCGGTCAAGGCTAATTTCTTTGCCTCAATAACTGCTATTTCAGTGGCCTTCATACCTGCGACTGCCATAGTTGCCAATCGATACAAGCCATAAATGGATATTAGACCTGTTACAACTTCTCCAATCTCTTTGTAATTAGCAATCATGGATGTCAGGCCGGATATACCGCCATAAATAAGGCCCTCGTTTGATTTACCAATATCATTCAGCATAACCTGCCACTTATCGGATAGGTTAGACATCTGACCTGTTACAGAGGCGTTTTGTTTTTGCATTAAATCATAAAACATTCCTCCCTGACTTGACATTGTCTTGAATGCATTCTCGACCATTGGAAAGCTGATCTGCCCGGCTGTAATCATAGCAGTGATTTCTTCCGGCACCTTTCCCAGGTTCTTTGCTAATTCTGCGGCAAGTGGGATACCGGCCATTGCAAAATCCCTTAACTCCCGTTCCTGAAGCTTTCCTAATACTGCAACCTGCCCATAATTAATGGCAACCCTTGAAATAGGAACACTTACCCCGGCTGCAACATCTCCAAGGGCTTTCATAGTGCCCATCACTTTGTCAGTGGCTATTCCCATAGCCATTAGTTGCTTGATATTGGACGCAACGTCTGTTAGTGTGAAAGGAGTGGCTTGTGCAAATACAACGGCTTCCTGCATGAGTTTATCAGCCTTATCTTTGCTCCCAAGCATTGTTTCAAAAGCAATTCCAAGTTGCTGAAATTCTCCACGGACAGCAATAATACTTTTACCCAACGCTCCAATAGAGGCTATTCCGGCTGCTGCACCAATCATAGCAAGCGAAGATCCTATCGCGCTCTCCATCCTGTTGCCTTCCGTTACAGCGGCATTACCAATTCCTCTAAGTATCTCCCGTGAACGGTCTGCGTCCGCCTGAAGTTGCCTGTTGTTTAGTCCTATCTGAAAGTTGATTGGTCCGTTATCGTTATTCATACTATCCGTATAATTCTTTTCTTACTGACTCTCTATTGCGTGGATCGTCTGCGTTAATCACCTTACTTCTATCTTTTTTATCTCCTTTTATATCGTCGTAACTTGGTAATACAGCACTGTACATAATCGTATTAGCATAACTCATCTTATAAAGGACATAATCAAAAGTCAGGGTATATCCTTTTGCGACTCCTGCAACTACTGCCCAAATGCTGTCATTTCTGTTTTCGTCTCCTTTGTCAGATTTATTCCGATTAGGAAAGTTGAAATGCCGAAAAAAAAAGATATCTCCATTGCCCCTAAAAGCTTTTGCACTAACCCGTTCAATTCAATAGGGGTGATGTTGTTGAGTATTTCTTCTGCCAATTCTGATTGTTTATTGGCTTTTTTGCGATTAAACCACGAAAACCACGTTTTTGACTTCTTTTGCTTTAATGCTTTAGCCCCAAGAATCAATACCGCAATAATATTGCCTATTACTTTGCAGTCTTTTGCTACTTTCAGGCTTTCAGCCATTACCTGGTCAGCATCAAGCCTGATATTAGGCATTTGTGCGACCAATTCGGAAACAAGAATAAGTGTTGCTGTTGACGGGGGTGCAACCTGATATGTTTTGTCCCCAATGACAACTTCTTGCCCTCTTTGAAGTATTGTATCAGCAACTTTTGATTCTATTGGTTTTTTCATCTTGAATTTAAAGTTTTAGTTCTGATCCGGGAGTCGAACCCGGCCTTTTCAGTGGCATCTCAAGTTTATATGAGTTAATAGCCCGAATGAAAGTTCCCGTAAACTAAATCAGATCCTTCTTACGAAGCGGTATATTCCTTAAGAATATCACCTGTTGTAGGAACAAGACCTTCGAAAGTGTACTTCAAGGTTTTCCCGTCTTTTGCAGCCCAAATTTCTTCCAGCTGAACCGACGTTCTGTCAATGACAAAACCTTCCATTGTGGGGTCTTCTGGTGTAAGGCGAACCATATAGTTTTGGCCAATGATACCATCAGAGTCAGCAATTGGCCTTGTCCATCCTTTCTTTACCCAAAGTTCACACTCAACGGTGTAGCCATTCTTGTCAAAACGAACATCAACCAAGCCGCCACCCTCTTCTTTGGCTTCTGTTTTTGCACCTTTGGTGGTGGTCAGCTTTGTACTGTCCTGCTTGATTGGGGTTAGTGTCACCCATGTTGCCTTCTCAACTGCTGCTGTTGGGGATACTCCTGCAGCTTCATATAAAATGGCTCCAATTGGAATAACGACTCCCATTGTTACAGTGACAACATCCTTAAGCGGATCGGTAGAAACGACGGCGGTTGCAGCGAGAGATTTCTTTCCGTATCCGATTACGTCGCCAATGGCCACACCACTACCTTTTAGAATTTCGATAGTGGTATCAATTATTGCGACTGCTTTTGATAGTACATACCTCTTTTGTGGAGCTGCTCCTGCAATGTACGAGGCTACTTCTACTGTGGGTTTCCCCCATGATAATACTCCCATAATATTTAATTTTTAAAAAGTTGATAATTCAAATTTGATTTTGCAATTCACAAAATGCTGATTGATTTCATCAGCTGGAAAAGTTTGAATAATTGCGCCAAGTGCGAAATGGTATTCACCAGGTACCAACTCCTGAATAATGGCATTGGCAAGAATTTCCAACACTCTGCAACGTGAAACGTTCTTAACCAGCGAACCGCTTCCATTGTCGATATTGGGAACATAGATATTCAGATTCACAACCCCGGTTTGGATTTGCCCATCAAGTCCAGTCATAAATGAAACGACTGCATCTTCTGCCTTTGAGTTTATAGGTCTCAAGCCCTCTTTATAGGTCAGTCCACCTATCGCGGTCTTTAGCTGACTTGCGTTGATGATCGCATAAACATCAGATTCTATTTCGCTGCCTGTCTTTCTCATAATGTAAATCCAAGTTGTTTCATGAGTATTGGCACCATCTGATCTGCTAATAATTCAGCACTGGTAAGCACGTTCAGGTTTCGGGCTTCAACTGAGGCGGCGTAATTCAT